TCTTTTCTCAGCCAAACGCCAAACCCTAAATCGATGTCTACATCTACTGTATCACCGTCTATTACTCTTACTACTTTACATTTATATTCATACATTATTCTTATCCATTTGTTAAAATATTTTACCTAAAAACTTCAGCCCATACATAATTGGCACTGCTATTATGGGACCTGCTAGACCTTGATCTAAGAACGCAAGAACCATTACTATCACTAATAGCAAATAAAAAGCATATGTCTTCCAGTTCCAAACATAATAGAACCAACCGTGATCTTTTTTAGTCGGTCCAAAGTCTAGTTTAGGTTTATCGCTCATTATTTTATCCCTAAATGATCTTCATGCATTATTTGCCAAATAAAACCATTGTCTCTACAGTATTCTTCAGCGGCTGCCCATTTTGCTTGATTAACACCCCAAGTCTTTACCTCATTAATATATCTTTTAGTAGGCTTCTTACCTTTTTGTACAGCCGGTGGTATGGTCTGATACTTTGGTTTGACTTCTATTAAAATCTTTTCTTTCCTCTTATCTTTATTTATCTGTTCCACATAGAAGTCTGGGAAATATCTGTGCCATCTCCCATCAATAGGACTTTTATACGGTATAACAATTTCTTCACTACACCACTTAATAACGTGTGGATGTTTGTCTAAATAAGACATAAGCTTCAATTCCCAATGCGATCTGTAAATCACATTAGTTGGATCACCTAGATATTTATTTGGATTTCTAGGTCTAAAACTTCCCTGATACGCCATCTGATCTCATATAAATAATTGTAGTTGTATTAACTAATATTTATAAAGGTCGAAAACCATGTCTACAGGCAGAATAACACCAGCGGAAACTGTAATAGATCAGAGAACTAAGAAGCGTAATAGCTCTACTCTGACTTTCCCTCACACGCTTGGTCACCATGCCATGATATTTAACTTTAAAGAGTATAGCTACGGCAATTCTGCTCACGCTACAGTAGTAAATACCGAGAGCATTGTTCTACCTTTGCCTAAAAATCTTCAAGACAATATGAATATCAAAGTCGGTGCTGATGAGATTGGAGTAGCTGGATCAATGGCAGCAAATGCCGCTAAAGGCATGAAGAATATTGGCGGTATAGGAGGGTTAGCGACAAAGATATCAGGTATGTTTAATTCGACTCTAGATGCGGCTTCAGGAGCCTCTGTGGCTGATATTAATGTCGCAAATGCACAAGCAGTTGTATCAGGAGCGACAGACACTGCCCTATTTCTTGCAAGTGCAGGACTAGGTGCTATCGGACCAGACCTTGCGAAAGGCATTGGAGCAGGAACAGGAACTGCTGTTAACCCGTATGCAACACTAGTATTCAGCGGAGTCGATCTAAAAGTACACACATTCGAATGGACATTATCACCTGATAGTCCCGAAGAAGCAGATACGTTAAGACGAATTATTGGCACTATTCAAAATCAGATTACTCCCGAGATGTCTGGAGTTGGCGGAGTTAAGGTAGAAGAAGCTCTTAGTTCTGTAGGAGAGACTACACTATCAAGAGGACTATTAAAGTACCCTTCGATGGTAGACTGTTTCTTTTACGGCATTGATAGCAATTTCTTCTATAGAATGAAGACGTGTATGATCAGTCAGTTTAATGTTGACTACGCACCTAATGGTATTGCATTAAATAGAGGTGGTAAGCCAAGCGCAGTGAGAATTAATATGGTTATGACAGAGGCATCAATACACACTAAAGCTGATTACGGTGCTGAACTATTTCTACCACCTGCTGTAGCAGAAGAAGACAGCGAAGAGACCGCAACAAACGAGACGCAAGACGGATCAGGAGTAACCCTAGACAGTAATGGTGTTCCGGTACCACCAAATCAAGGAGGCGCAGAATAATGAGTTACTTCAGCAAATTCCCGCTAGTATTAAGAGATAAAGAATATGTGGTCGATATCACGAGAAGAGCAAAGCTATCAGACTCTATCGCTAACACGAATTATCTTCCTTATACAATAAAAGAAGGTATGAGACCAGAAGATGTTGCCTACTTATACTATGGTGATGCAGAGTTAGCATGGTTGGTGCTATTAGCTAATAATATACTTGATCCATATACTCAATGGCCTAAGTCACAAGCCAATTTAGATGCATTTATTATGAAAGAGTACGAGACAAAATCAGGTACAACTAATGAAGCTGTCATCACGTGGTCACAGAACACATCATTAACAAATAATATCAAGTACTATAAGAGTAAATACGTACCTGAGATACACATTAATCACGCAACATACACAGCTAATCCAACTTCAGAATGGTTACCAGTAAGAGTATATGATTACGAGTTCGAATTAAACGAGAAGCGTAGAATCATATCACTATTTAATGCGAACTATGTCGGTGAGATAGGTAAGTTGCTAGAGAAGAGATTAAATGGAAAGTAATAATGTAAGTGTCTCTGAAGCAGGTTACTATGAACTGATCAGCTTTAAGATACGCACACTCAAATCAAAGCCAGATGAGGGTATTGAGATAAATCAAATCGTCACTAACTGGCTTATAACTGAAGGTATCGATAGTCCTAATATAATGGGATCGTGTATTGTAGTAGACGCCGAAGGACTCTTAAGAAAGCTTCCTATTATAGGTGAAGAATACATTACTATCGAATATAAAGACTTCTTTGGTAAGACAAGCAAGAAAGAATTCTATTGCTTCTCGGTACGTGACGTTAAACCCTATGATGAGAGCAAAGATAACCTATTGAGCTACAGCTTAGACTTCACATCAATCGAGAACTTCAACGCTAATCAACAAGAAGTCGCTAAATCATACAGTAATATGCTTGTATCAGATATGGTACAGAATGTCTATGATGAATTCTTCCTTAGACAAGAGAACACCTCTAATGCGAAGCCGATTGAAATCGAACCTACCGTAGGAAACCAAACGTTCTGTATCCCTACGTTGTCGCCCGCCAGAGCGATGGACTTCCTCGCCAGAAGAGCATACGGCGGTGAAGAGTCAACAAACAATTATAAGTTCTTTGAGACAAGAGAAAGCTTTTATTTCTGTACACCTAACTACCTGGCTGAGAAGTATAAAGAAATGACATCAACACCTCAGGCGATAAGTGATAATAATCTTTTATTTAATACAAATAAGGTGTATGATAGCAATACTCCCGAAGGACAACTCTCGGCACAACAAACAATCATGCAGATGAGCTATGGTAATCCTACTAATACTATAGAAGAGATAGGATCAGGTCAATATAAGAGATCAGTATTCGAAGTAGACATATTAAATAGAACTACATCAAGAACATCATATGATTATAGAGAACAAATAGACAAGAACAATCTAGGTGATCTAAAGATCAATCATAGCGAAGACTTTATTAGCGATAAAATGCCTCGTATAGCAGAGACATTCGTTATAAAGGACTATAATACACCTGGTCAGATAGAGAGAAGCGATAGAAGTTATCCCTTTTACGCAGAGGTAATTAATTCACGTAGGGTATTTAATTCTCACCTTGCTAAGTATGCAATTAATTGCGGCATAAACGGTCGAATTGCACTGGTTCCAGGAATGGTTATATTTATAATGGTTGATCGAATCGAAGTGGCTAAGAATCCACAGGCAGACAAAGAGCGAGACGGCTTCTATATGATCACAAACATAACGAATGTACACGAAGATGATAACTATATGCAGATGATAACGATGACCAAAGGCGGTCTATCTAAGTCCTATGATAGAGTCTTGTTCAGTGAGGGAGGAGAATAGTATGAGCGGAGGGTTTAGAAATCCATTGTGGTTCGTTGGTGTTGTAGAGTATCGTCACGATGCCTCGAATGATGGCCGTGTGAAAGTGAGAGCGTTTGGCATTCATAGCGAAGACAAAGAAGCAATGCCTACTGAAGCCTTACCATGGGCTATTGTTATTGATGGGTCATACGGAGCCTCTTCTAGCATACCTGATACTGGTGAATGGGTGTTTGGTTTCTTTATGGACGGACGAGACGCACAGCATCCTATGATACTAGGCAGGATACCAGGCATTAACTTGCAATTACCACCAGAAGCAGGTGCGCCTAATGAAGTGTCTATGATACCAATGGCGTCAATAGATAAGTATGGTAAGCCTCCGTTGCATCGAGCGATGGGTGGTGAAGACGCAGAGATAGGTCAAGCAACTATACAAGCCGCATCACAGAAGAACGATATCGAATCAGCTACAGGCGAAACATGGTCTGAGCCACCTATTATAACACCAGAAAAGAATCTTGACAATAGAATTTATACCAGTAAGAATGACAATAACTTTGTAGTCCTATCTGATAGTGAAGACGGAGATGGTACATATATCTTAGTATCACATAGTAGTGGTTCTGCTATACAAATAGATGGTAATGGTACTGTCTTTATTAAGTCCTTTGGTGACACATACAATAGCTCTGAAGGGTTTACTATGAACCGTACTGAGAACGATCATGTGACCAATGTTGGTGGTGATTATCTTCTTAAGGTAGAGCGTGGATCAGGTAAGGTATGGATTAATGGCGACTTAGATATCGAGTGCGAGAACTTTAATGTTACAGCCCGTGGTACAGCCAATATTAATGCCGCTGTCTCTACGAACATATCTGGTGGTAAAGTAGGAATCTTTGGTACTAGTGATGACATTAACTTAGCCGCTCAAGCAAACATTAAGATGAAAGCAGGTACTGCCTTGAACTTTGGTGGCATATACGGACAAGCATTATTTGGTGATAT